AAAATAAAGCGTTATAGAATTCAATATCAATAGAATGACAGAAAAAGAATTGTTTAGTTTAGTTAAAAAGTTAATACCAGATTTAAAGGAGACTTCAACCTTTAGTTATAAGGATGGCTACAGTGATGATTTAAAGCTCACCATTGAACTCAAATGTCGCCGTAGGCACTATGACTACCTACTGATAGAAAGATCCAAATACAAGCAGCTATTGCGCAATAAACGTATGAGATATATCAACTCAACACCGGAAGGAATATTCTCTTTCAATTTAAATAAAATTGAAGAACCAAATTGGTGGACAGAAGAGTTACCAGCAACAACTGACTTCAATCGTTCACAACGTATCAACAAGGAAGTTGGTTACCTCAATATAAAAGATGCGAAAAATATTACAGATATTTTGTAATTTAAATTTTAACTCGTATATTTGTAATGTATTTTCCAACGTCGTAACTCTGATGGTTCGCGACTAAGACCTCGAATGGGATATTCGGGGTCTTTTTATTTGCAAAAATAATTCATTAATTTATTTGACAATTCAAAACTTTTTCGTATATTTGTTTATATTAACTATATATACAATTCTTAAATCCCTTGCCACTCTGAATCGGTAGGGGATTTTTGTTTTATCAAACTTTTTTCGTATATTTATATATATATAAAAACAATAGTTATGGGCAGACTAATTAACTTCAATGGGTGGATAGATGAAGAAGGTGAAGCATCATTACCAGAATTTTATGAGATGAATGCAGATGAGAAGAATGCATACATCAGTAGTATTGTAGATAAACCTGAAGAGATGCGTTCAAACATACAGAAACATATTGTAAGGTTTTTTTACAAAGGTCCAACAGAAAAACAGAAACATTTCTTTACACTTGATGATGAGTGATAATTTGAATATATTTATTATTACTATTCTAATAATGGTTAAATAAATCCCGCTTTTGGCTTCTCCTATTGCCAGGCGGGATTTTGCTTAAATAGCGTATATTTATATAAATGGAATACAGAGAATGCAGAACCTGTGCTGAATACTTACCAATAGATGATTTCTATTATTCTATTAACGAGAGAACTGGTAAGATACGTTTAAGTACTCCTGATTGCAAAGTGTGCGCTAAAGATAGGGAAAGAAAAGAAAGACGTGCTATCAAGGATGCTGCTGGTATAGGTAGCGAAAAAGTTTTTAATACACCCAACAAATATAAAGACATACATCAAAAGAGACAAACCTTTGGCGTTATGCTAGCAATGGGATGGAAGTTCAATGAAGAAAATGGTATATGGTATGATGATATCAAGAAGACAAGCGACGGTAAGTGCATTGGGGTATGGGCTGAAAAGCCAAAGCCGATAAAGGTAAAACTTAAATTCGATGAAAATAAACCACCAAAGATTAAGTTTACAAATAAGCGAACGGAAGGTATGCTATCGGAGGAAGTGGTAAATCAAATATTGTATGATCACTATGTAAATAAAATGAGCCTATCTGATCTTGCAATCAAATACAACACACATAAAAGTACCGTTGCAACATATACAAAGTATTTATACCATCAGGAGATGGCTAAAAGAAAAACCACTAATATTATTCCAGAGAATAAAACAAGTGTATTACGCAAAAAACATTTCAAGAAAGACAAACCAAAAAGCATACCAACAATTACTTTAACAAACCCTAATCCAATGTTTACGGATGAATTGATTGCAAAAATTCAAAACGATTATTTTATGGGTGATTTAAAGTTTTATGAGGTGGTTGAAAAGTATTCAGGGTATGATGCAAAGACAGCAGCATATATAATAAGAAAGACGTTAACAAAAATTAAATTGATTAAAGATGCCGATAAGGAGTAAACGACAAAAGATAGGGGAGATTCAAGTACCACTTAATTATTTCGATATGAGTGCAGAAGAAAAGCACGATGTGTGTTTGGGTTTATTTGAGGTAATGATAGATACGTTGAACAGAACAGCGAAGCCGGAGTATGATAGGTTTATGATTCTGGATAAGCTTTTGGATAGCAGCATATTAAGTAATGTCGAGGATGAGAATTACGAGATCGCAGCTGTACTAAGAGATATACAATCACTCATTAATGCGTAAAGAAATAGAGTTATACATAACAAAAAATTACTATGAACTTTTAAGCATTGCAAAGAAGATTACAAAGGGCAATCAATTAAGTCAGGAATTACTGCACGAATGTATTATTCAGCTGTATGATAAGAATGACATTGTCCTACAGAAATATACAGATAATCAAATCAAATACTATATCGTCGCTGTAATGCGAACGAACTGGTTTTCAAACACATCACCATTCTATTACAGAATAAGACGTGAGTCAGCAAAGTATGTGGACCTAAAGGAAGTACTGGAAATGGAAGCAGACCAGGAAAGCTTTGAAAAAGAACAATTATTGGTTATATTAGAAGAACAGTTCTGTGACCTTAATTGGTTTCATAAATCACTACTTGAATTATATATGACACTCGGTTCATTAAGCAAAGTATCAAAGCAAACAGGCATACCACTAACATCGGTGTCAACCTATATCAAACAATCAAAAGCAGAAATTAAATTAAAAATAACAGAACAACTTAAAAAGTAATTATGGAACGAATTGCAAAAGGAATTATACATACTGAAAGTCCAATTGAACATTGGGGATTTCTACCAGTAGAAGATAATGTAATACTAGATCTTGGATGCGGCATCAATAACAATGAACATATGCCAACCCCAATGCATTTTATTAACAGTAAAGCAAAACTGGTAGTAGGTGTGGACCCATCAGAAGAATCATACCAATGGTTTAAGACTAACTATGTAATCAAGAACTTTATTAACATCAAAGACTACGTCGATCGTATAGAAAAGTTTGAGCTTTATTTAGGCTATTACAAGCCCGATGTATTGAAGATTGATATCGAGGGATCAGAATTGTTTTTGAATGGCTTAAATCCAGAGTATCTAGCCAACACGCGCCATATAGGAATAGAGTATCATAACTTATCTTGTCTGGTATCCTGTGAACGATTGCTAAAGGATAATGGATATGAGTTAACATATTACAAATTCCCACATTTGGACATTGATTATCAAGGAGTATTATATGCACATAAGAAATCAATCACCACAAACAGATCACAGACAGTAGAAGAATGGCACGCACAAGAACTAAATAAATGGGGAGCAGATAATGACCCATTCAACAATATAGACAATTATTAAATTATGGACGAACTACAAAGACTAGAAGAACTAAAGAAGGAAGCATTAGCAAATCCACTCAAGAAGAAACGTGGATGCAAAGACTGCAAGAAGAAAGCAGATCAACCCGTTGAAGCATTAGCAGAATCAGTTGAAGAAGAACCAATAGGTCCAACAGAACAGGATATCAAATTAGCATTAGATCTAATGAATGGAAAACCAAATGAAAAAGATAGCAAGTTTATTCAATGGGTATTCAAATCATTATTTGGTGAAGAGATACCTCCAGGTTGTGGTGGTTGCGGTGCAACATCTGAACGCAGATTAAGACATAGGTACAACTTGATAAGAGGAATAAAAGGATAATTATATTTATTAATATGAAAGAGAAATCAACAGTATCCCAAATGGAAGAACGTATGGAACGAGTTTATGAGTTGATGTTATATGAACATCTATCATACAATGAGTTTAAAGAGAAAGCTTCCAAAGAGTTTGGTATTACCACAAGGATGGCAGAGAACTACTGGAAAGAGGCTAGAGTGCGTCTTAAAGAACGTTTCGAACGTAACAGTGAGGAAATACTCCAGGATCATTTAAACCAGCTGTATGACCTTCTAAAGAGGTCTAGAGACGATAACAACAAACGTACAGAAAGAGAAGTTCTCGCTGACATTGCCAAGATAATGGGACTAGAAGCAACTAAGAAGATTGACTTGACAAGTAACGGTCAAACAATTGCAATAAACATTAACGTTACAGAATAATTTTTTTGCTATAATTGATAGCAACATTTCGTTTTTAAGATAATATATATGCATATAGAGTTCATCATACCAACCTACAGTAGAGTAAACCATCTAATCACATTGATCAGTTCACTAATGGCACAATCAAATCCAAATTGGAAAGCACATATAGTTGCTGACTGTCCACCAGAAGATATTCAGAATAAAATTAAAGGTGTTGTTGATTTTTTTAACGATAAAAGAATTAAGCTAACCATATTACCAGAGAGATATAATGACTGGGGACATACACCAAGACAATATGGTGTGAATAAGTCTACAGAAGAATGGGTGATAATGACAGGAGAAGATAACTATTATGTCCCAGAGTTTGTAAATAGTATGTTAGTAGAAGGAAAGAATCAGCATTTTGTTTATTGTGATATGGTACATAACTGGATAAACCAAGAATACATTCCAATTAAAACTAAATTAAATCTTGGTCATATTGACATTGGAGCCTTTATGGTCAAGACAAATCTGGCACAGAAGATTAAATTAAGAGTAAATGAAGAGTGGGCTGACTGGTATTTTGTTGAGGAGTTTGTTAATAAGTTTAAATACGCTAACATAAAAAAGGTAAACAAAGTATTATATGTCCACAATTAAAGTAGCAATATGTGTAGTAGCAAAAGGTGAAGACCATTATTTAAAAGAATGGCTAGACTATAATCAGAAATTAGGTTTTGATAAAGTATTATTATTTCAAAATGACTGGCGCACAGATTTGGAACATCCAATATTATTGAAAGGTATATGTGATGGCCCATCAATTCAAACACCATTATATAGCAGTATATTACAAGCTAACACTGAATATGATTGGTTGGCATTTATTGACTGTGATGAGTTTATCGTTTTAAAGAAACACAACAACATCAAAGAACTAATAGAAGAATATAAAGATAGAACAGATGTAATTGGATTGAACTGGTTTATGTATGGGAATTTAGGTATTGAAAAGAGAGAGGGTAATTCATTAATCAAGATGTTTACCAAAAGAAGTTCACAAATAAATCAACATATTAAAGTAATTGTGAATAAGAATGTGGATAGTCATATGATGTATCCACATTGCACATATAAAGAATCAATGGATACAAATGGGAATAAATTCCTTGGTCCATTCAATCCTAACGGACCATCAGATGTTGCATATATAAACCACTATTATAATAAAACAAAAGAAGATTGGATATTGAGATGTGAAAGAGGAAGAGCAGATTGTAACCTCAGAGCCACACCAGAACAATGGGACCTTGATGTGAATAATGATAATGATATAGTTGATATGTCAGCTTATAACTTTATGTATGGCAATTGATATAAATTTAACTAAAAAGCAATCTATTGCTTGGAAATTACTATTCGATGATAAAACTAATGAGATACTTTATGGTGGATCAGCAGGCGCTGGAAAATCTTGGCTTGGTTGTTTGTGGATTGTTACACTCTGTTTAAAGTACGAGGGCATACGTTGTCTGATCGGTAGAACAGTATTACAGCAATTAAAGCTAACCACATTAAATACGTTGTTTGAAACACTTCAAGCAATGGGATTAAAAGCAAGCGAACATTATACATATAATGGACAGTCCAATGTAATTACATTCTTTAACAAGAGTGAGATAATACTAAAAGATTTAGCATATCAACCATCAGATCCTAACTACGATAGTCTAGGTGGTCTAGAACTATCAGCAGTATTCGTAGATGAAGCTGCACAAATACCACAATTAGCATACAACATCCTTAAATCACGTATTCGTTTTAAACTAAATGAGTTTAAATTAATGCCAAAGATATTAATGACGTGTAACCCTGGACAAGTATGGCTTAAGAAAGTATTCTATCTACCATTTATAAGTGAGACATTAGAAGAGAATAGAGCATTTGTCCCAGCATTACCATTAGATAATCCACACTTACCTGCATCTTATATTGAGATGCTTAAGTCATTACCACCAAGTCAACGTAGACGTTTACTAGAAGGTGATTGGAATTATGAGATGGAAGCTGACAACCTATTTGACTTTGATGATATATCAGCAGCAATATTTAAAGAGGCACCAAAACCAGATGAAAAGAAATATATATCATTGGACGTAGCAAGGTTTGGTTCTGATAGGTCTGTCGCTTGCGTATGGGTAGGTTTAACGGTCGTTGAGGTGTTTGTCTATAGCAAACTATCAGCTGTTGAATTATCGTCCGAAATACGCAATCTAATAGCTAAATACGGAGTACATCCAAAGAACGTTATTGTGGATGCTGATGGAGTTGGTGGACCGGTTAGTGATATGTTAAGAGGAACAGACTTTGTCAATAACTCAAAAGCATTACACAACCAAAACTTCTTTAACCTGAAGTCACAATGTTATGTAAAACTATCTGAACTATTTAAGGAAGGGAAGATAAGCATAAACGTATTAGACACATCCTTAGTTGATGACTTGACACAAGAACTATTAGCAGTTAAATTAAAAGACGTAGATAAAGATAATAAGGTACAGGTAGGATCAAAAGACGATATGAAGAAAGTCCTTGGTAAATCACCAGATATTTCCGATGCATTGATGATGCGTATGTACTATGAAATAAAAAACCTGAAAGCCACAGGTAGATACTCAATGGCTTACGTATAGATATGATTAAATTTAAGATAGACGAAAAGGAATATATACTTCCTGAAATTATTAGCATAGAAAAGTATGCAAAAATATATAAGATAAAAGACTTATTTAGTGATGACTACTTTGCTGCAAGGTTATTAAACATAATGACTGATGCACCAGTTGAGGACTTAATTCAATCTGATTATCAAGAAGTTAGCTATTTGGCTAATTATGTTATGTCATTAATACCGATAAATAAAGACATCCCATTTAAAGATAGATTTGTTTTAAACGGTGTTAATTATGGATTTTTCCCTAATTGGAAAGATTTAAGTTTTGCTGAGTTTGTAGATATGGATACCATCTCAACCAAGAAACCAGAAGAAATTTTGGATTTACTGCATATTCTTGCAGCAATTATGTATAGACCAATTACACAAGAAACAACAGAACACGATTTTAAAATAGAAAAGTATGATGTAGATAAAATGAAACAGCGATCAGAACTGTTTAAAAAAGAGCTAGATGTGAAGTATGTTATATCAGCGCAGTTTTTTTTTATCAACTTCGTAAACAAATACTTAAATTATACCCAGCTGTCTTCGATTCAGAAGCTATCGATATGGAGCAAGGTCAAGATTTTGTGGACGATGCGCAAGGTGATATGGTATCTAATTTTCAAAAAGCGTTCGGGTGGTATGTGGTCATCAACAGAGTTACTGGAAATGATATTACAAAACACGAAGCTGTCTTCCAAAAAACCCTGATTGAGATTTTAAACCAATTAACATTCCTGATACAGCACGATAAACTACAGGAACAACTTTTGAAGAAACAAAATAAATAAATTTATATTTTATAATAGATGACAAATTACTATCAAATATTACAGGATTTAAAAGGAATCGCCTATTATCATTACCAAATCAATTCATTTGGTGTTGGTGATATTACGCAGATTACTATGGATATTGAGACCAAGAAGGAACCTAAGTACACAAAAATGTATGTTGTCCCTGGTACTACAACCCTAAATCAAAACGTAGTTAGTTATCAGTTCTCAATAATTATACTTGACAGGATAGACGATGATTACTCAAATCAACGTGATGTTATGTCTGACACGTTAGAAATAACCAAAGACATATTCACAATCCTATATCAGTCATACACAACCGAATTTGGTAATTTCACATTATATTATGAACCATCTTGGGGACCTAATGTAACACCGTTCTTGGAAAGGTTTGAAACAATCCTAGGTGGATGGACGCTTAACATTACAATTAACGAACCATTTGATTACAATAGCTGTGTATTACCGATATCCGGATTAACATTACCAACATCGGTAAACAAAGTTAACTACAAGCAAATTATTGAGGACTTAGAAGATGTGGCTAATACCCACCTACAAATCAATTCATTTGGTTATGGGGACATAACTCAGTTAACAATGGATGTCATTACAAAGCAAGAACCAGAATACACTAGGATGTATGTGGTTCCAGCTGACACCATACTAAATGAAAACCAACTAACATTAAATTTTACAATAATAATAGCAGATAGATTAGATGACGATTATTCCAATCAACAAGAAGTACTAGGTGACACATTGGAAATATGCAAAGATATATTCACTGTGTTATATTTATCAGAATACGAAACTGAGTGGGGTGCCACCGTTGAACCATTTTTAGAAGCATATGAAACAGTATTATGCGGATGGTCAATGAACATCACCTTAACTCAACCATTCGATTATAATAGATGTATACTACCAGAACGAAGCTTTGTACCTGGTTATAAATGGTCTGAATTGGCAGAACTATGGAAGGATGTCAATGACAACTGGAAAGATGTATAAAAGAAAAATATTTAAATAACTATGGGTAATTTAACTAATCAATATGTAAGTCAGTCCTTTCAAGGATTATTGAAACTTGATAACAGCACTACTGGTGTAACAGCCACGTTACAATATGTTCAAGATGGACTTGGCAATAATATTCCAATGCAGGTATCAACATCATCTGTTGTTATCACCGGTTCATTAATTGGATCAGCATCATACGCTACTCAAGCGCTATCTGCAT